TAGTCACCGACATAATTAAAAACTTCCTCGTCCAACACGGCAAGGAAAGTTTCACTCGGCAACACTTGTGCAAAATTGTTCTTAAACAATTCGGATAATGCAATTTCACCTTGTCTTTTATACGACTCTTTCAAGGCCTTATTTATAACGCTATTCATTTTCTTGAGGTGTTTAATTTTGATTGTGTTAATGCGTTCGGGTTTCGGGTTGTCGCCCAAAATCTTTTTGCGCCTTATTTGATCAAATAGGTCGTTATATTGGTCCTCTATGATAGGCCTTAAGGCCGCAACAAGCCGACTTTCACTTGCGTTTAATTCCGACTCAATAGCTTTAAAGTTTGTCTTTTGTGAATAGTTTCCCGGTGCGTCACCGAACTGTTTTGAAAACTTTTCCGTTTCCTTTTCATCGGGTTTCGGTTCAATTTTCTTTCCGGGTTCCGGGTCGTTTGGGTCGTCGTCCGGTTCGACTTCGGTTCCAATTGTCCCCGGCGGTTGGGTCGGTGTCGGTCGGTCAACGGCACCCTCTGGAAATTTCAACAACGAACGCAAGTGATTTATTTCATCGTCGGACGGCTTATATAAGCGGCCTTTAAACGCCTCAATGAATAGTTTTGCATACTCTTTCGTGTCGTCCTCGGTAGGCGGACGAAACTTGAAAGACGGATAACTTTCCATAAGTCCGTTGTTAAAAATAATAATGGGTTGAATAATTTGTTTGTTTATAAGCCTTTCAATGGAACGTCGTCGCCTCATAATATGTTTCATAAACATTTCGATTTGTTCCCGACCTAATGCTTGCGAACCGCCGCCGGAAACCGAACCTTGAAAACCCAATAAATCGGGAATGAAAAGTCCTCGTCCAATAAACATATTGAACATATTTATTCCCTTTGTATACGACTCACCGTTTGATTTTGACTCAAGGAAAGTGACGTCAAATTCTTTAGGTATTGCAAGGGCACTTTTTGTTTGAAACTTTTTAATGATGTTGAAAATTTCCTCAACTTGTTCTTGCGGAACAACCTTGTCGTATTTTGCAATAGGCACCGGGGACGCGGCTTTTTCCAAAAATATTGCATAATAACGTGCAATATGTCTTTTCGTGAACCATGCACCATAAACTTTTTCAAGGTCGGAAATTCCATAAGGTCCAACGGTTGAAATTGTCGGCGTGTATTTTAAAATTGATTTTGGGTCGATTTTAATTGAGCTATTTGCTCCTCGACTTTCATAGTGAGTGACATTCCCTTGATCGTCGGTATGAATTAACCATGAGTCGGGGTGTCTTGTTTTCAATGAACGCAATGTGAGTGATCCGTCGGGTCTTTTCTTAAATACTTTTTCAGCGCAACCAAAACCAAAAGTTTGTGCATTATCGACCAACGTGTCTAGATAGTCGTCTAAACTTTCGTCGGGGTCTTGTTCAAGCCTTAAGAATAAGTCGTCGACAAGGTGTTTTGAACTTTCATCGTCGGAAACAATGTCCCAACCGCAACCAACAATTAAATCTTTTTTCAATTGCAAACAGACGTTCACTTGATCGTCGAAATACATTGCTTGAAAAATTTCGTGGTCGCCTCTTTTTTGATATATGTCACTCGGATTATAGGGTTTATAGTACGATGCTTGAATATAACTTGAGGTTTGTTCCGTCTTTTCGGCCGTTCCGAAATATAAATCATGGATCGGGTTTAAAGTATTTTCAGACTTTGGTTGTTGGCCCGTTGGACGTTCGTTCAATTCTTGTTTTTCTTTTGCATCGTTTTCCGGCATATTTCCCCCGTTTTTCCTATCTTATCAGACAAGAATTTTTTGCGAAATGTTTTCATAAAAATCATTTGTTGAGTCTGACATTAACATTTGAACCCCTATGCAACCCGACATAAAACAGTCGTCGTGGTGTCCTGTATCGGCCTCGATTTTGCCTTTGTTGTTGACCAACGTCAAACATTCACCCAACGTTTCGGGGGAATTGATTTTAATTGTTTCATTTTCAAACCCATCAATGAAAGTATTAACCATTATCGGCCGTGTGACAAGGTTCGTATGCCAACCGTTCGTGTCTTCTTTATGTTGAAACAAATTTGAGTATGTTTTCGTATGATATAAATATTCAAGAACCGCGTGTCCATGGTTGTTTCGTTCGACACCGACCAAAGGCCACGGTCGACCGCCGCTTGTGAACATTCCGGCAATTTCGACAATTTTATCGGCAAGTTTAAAAGGTTTAATGGTGTTTGAACGAAATTGTGCGACTTGCTCTTTTGTTTGGGTGCAAAATACGTCAATCACTGAATGATCTAGTTTAACACCCTCGGCAACATCAATGCCTAGGACATAACGTTTTGTTTTGTCGTATGTTTTCCATATTTTCAAAGTCCCGTCGTCTAATATTGGTTCCGGCAATTCCTTTAAAAGTTTTGAAACAAATTCTTGATCAATTGGACATTGACCGGACGCAAGGAAACATTGAATATCGTTTTCGGGGAATTCTTGAAAGAACATTTCGCCGTTTTCTTGAATTTGAACACGCCTCCAGGCAATTTGATGTTTGCCTATTGCAATTCCATAATTGTTTTTAGCGTCACGAATTAAATCTTTTTCGTCGGCGGTGTATTTTTTTATATGTGACCCATCAACCTGGTATTCAGGTTGAAAGAACCATGGAAAGAATAATTTTGTTCGTGTTGAATGTGGGTTAACCCAATGCTGATAAAAGTCCCCCGACATTCCGTTTGGTGTCGACTCATAACATATTTGCGCGGTCGGGACGACGGCACCTAGGGTTGCACGCAAACGTTCGGGGTCAACAAAGGCATATTCGGAAACATGCAAACGATGAATTGTGTCCCCACGGTTTTCAATATCAATAAATATTTTGGAATTGATTTCAGGAAACCGCATTTCATATTTTGAACCGCCGCCTCGGTCAATCACTGGTTTTATAGAGGGGTGCATTTCCTTATAAGCAATTCGCACTTTTTGAAATATCTTATCAAGGTCCCCACGTTTATGCGCAAGAACCATTGTTGTTTTATTGGGTGTCCATATCGTATCGTCAAGCAAGTCAATTGTTGCACCGGCGGTTATTCCCATTTGTCGCGCCTTAAGGACTTGTTTTATCCGACCTTTTGCAAGCCTAACCTCACGCTGAATAGGAAACTCACGAAACCGAACAAGTTTCGCGTCCTTATCAATAATTTTATACAAGTTATTTAGTCGCCAGTCCTTTGACTTAAATTTGTCGAATTCATTCACTTTTGCAACGGACTCTTTAACCATTCCGAACGAGTCACAATCAAAACGGTTGCGTTAATATAACGTCGGGACATTAGTCCATACCAATCCTCGCCGCGTTCAATCCATAATGTTTCGGAAAACCTTTCCCGTGGGGTTTTATCGACCGTTCCATTCGTTGCCGTACTTAATGGAACAAGTCGGGTTTCACCGAACATTTTAAAGGGAACCCGTTTTATGATTTTCAAGACATTGAACCGGAAAGTTCAACCTTGTTCCCGTTCTTAATGTCCTCACCCAATTGAATAAGCTTTTTACGCAATTCGTGTGTTAATGCCGGCATTAGACTCGAACGTCTTGTGTCGACCAATTTCGAACGGCTATATTTTGTTACGTTGACCGCGTCCCGTTGGTTTGCGCCTAACGACCAAACGTGCCTCGGTGTCCAATAGACCAATATTCCAGCGTGACCTTTCCAACCCCCACGGTCGAACACAAGAATGTCCCCGGCGGTTGGATCCTTGATTGTTGAAACACCCCAATTAAGATATGATTTTGCAAGCATTGAGTTTGTTGAACTCATTCCCACACTCTCTAACCAATAACATATTGCGGACGCGCAAAACGGAACGTCGTCGGTTAAACCTTTTGTTAAGTCGTTGTCCTCACGCGCATAAGAATGATATTTTTCAATGTGGGGGTTTGATTGACCTTTCCCTAGATATTCTTTTATTCCTATGTCGCCGGCGGCGAAAACCAAAAACTTTTCGTTGCGTGTTGGACCATTAACAGGCTCAACAATCGGTTTGTCTATAGGTTTGTCAATTGGTTCGGTTCCGCAAAACATTGTTTCGGACGCTATAACCAATGCGTTCATAAGTTCTTGTGTCCTGTTAATCCAACCGGCAAGAAAAACCATTTGCGTAGGTTTTCGTTTAACAATTCCGACATATTGGTCTTGCGCCTCTTTTATCATTTCGTTCGCAAGGTCAAATGAGGAAACGGAATTAACTCGGCCTATTGTTTCGGGACCTATGTCGCCGTCAACGGAAATATTTGCACCCGGCAATTCGTTGCAAGACTTTTGCAGTATCTCGGCACCCCTTGTTTGTCCTCTATTGACCGATTGATCAAATAAAATTTTCGCAACAATTTGTGAATTGATTTCGCTTGTCCGATTAACGTCCCAATATCTTTTTTTATAAATTTGAACGGCCTCGTTTTTTCCTAGGTTTTTAAAATCGGCGGCGGAAACCGCTTTTCCCCGGTGACTTCTTAACGTGCCTATTGTGATACCCCATTTTGTCGGACCGCCGTTGTCGTTCGCATGGTTCGTGTATTTCGAACCCCCCTCGGCATCTAATAACGGACCTATTTCAAGTTGATATTTTGACATTTTAGTTTTCCTTTTCGTTTTAAGATTTTAAAACAATTTCGAATATAAAGTTAGGTCGGTCAAGTTCCATTGATAACATTTCGCATCAGGTATCGTCGACCTCGGCAATTGGAATTATAAGTTTGTTTTCACTATTAACAAGTCGTTTCATTAACGCAATTATAAGTTGGTCTTTCATTGCATCAATTGCGACCGCCGTTTCCTTGTCGCCGTGCTCTTTTGCAAGTTCAATTCCTGAAACCATTTATTCCCCCTCGTTTTCACTGATAATTTTTGCAAGTCTTAAGTGCAAGTTTTCACCGTCGAAACCGTCGTCGTCGTCCTTGCCGTCGGAAACTTTTATTGCGCTTTTTTGACCATACGTTTTCGGTTCCATGCACGATAAAACATATTTTGCCGCATTCCAATCTTTTGACGACGCGGTCTTAACAGTTTGGAAAAGTGCAATTTCAGCATTAGACTTTAGTTCATTAACGGTCTGATAAAATTCGGCATACTGCGTCATGAGTGAATTTTCAGCATCGTGCATTCCTTGCGACAACCATTTGTGAACCGACCTTGCGGAAACACCCGACGCTTTTGCGGCCGGACCAATAAAAGGACAATCTTTTAAAACCGAATAAATTATTCGACGCCTTTCCTCGGTGAATAAACTAGGTCGACCTAAACCATTTTGTTTTCGGGTCGTTTTCCCTTTCCTTGTGCCGCGC